CCTAACTCTGCAATCTGATCACGCCACGTCTCATACTCGCACCCTTCACGTTTGATCTGGAACAGAATATCGTCACCGTTAACCAAAACGGGGAAACGATTTAAGTCCAGTCTCTTAAAGGGGTCAATGAGAACATCAAGGGCATGTTGAAATTCGGGACGGAGATACTTCCTACCCTCCTCTGTAATGAGGCGGCGCAGTTCTTCATCCATGTCACGATAATCAGAAGGAAGGAAATCATAGAAGGCCTGAAGGCCCGCAGTGATATATCCAGCCATGTTAATTATACAGAGTATGGGGAAGGAGAGAATGTTACCCATTAACTGACCATTGGTCTGTAAAGTGTGAAAAGGTAGCTGTGTACACAGCTTCTTATACACCTCGGGAGGAACACTCTTCTTCAAGGAATCCAGGGTTTTATCGTACTTCAGAAAAGACCTCATGAGCGATGTCTCCAGTCTGTGACGGAGTTCAGGATCAATATAGACGTACTTCATAAGTTCGTCGAAAACAATCTTCGTCGCGTTCACAGATAAGCGATCTGTCGCTGCAGAGTAATCACCTGATACAAATGCCTCCCCAGGTGACCATTTGATGGACCGGAGGGCATCCTCAACTGAAACACCACCGATAAGTTGGAAGGGCAGGAAATGCCGCATCGTCCCGTGCAGTCTCTTCTGGAGACGTGAACCCGCTGCTGTGGTGGGTCCATCTGAGATGGAGATCGTTCGGATCTTGAATGGCTCTTGAAGGGCCACCACCTCGACGAGGGTAGTATACTCCCACTCGTCCCATTTAAACTGGTACGGTACCTGTTTTATTTCCTTAACCCCTCCCTTGGGGGTCCATATCATGGATGTGAGTTCCTCGGCAGCACCCAGGGTGTTAATGCGCTCGTATTGCGCGGCCCTTGTTCCCTTGGAACTACACCATTTCTTAGACTCCTCGTCGTAAATCTTGACAAAACCTGCAGATGCCGAGAGCTTGGCTGCCGGTAAATCCTCATAGGACATTCCGTGCTCACCGAAAGCCGCAATTGCGATCTCCTTCGTGACCATCTGGAGTACTTCATGACTCAACGCACTCAACGGTGGAGGCGACGAGCTAAGAAGCTTCGAGTGGTCCTTCAGATTCTCGACAACCCCCGTGATAGACATGGAGGGCAGGGCCGATTTCAAACCGAGAAGACTCCACGCGAGACGAATCGCCCTTCGCGTAGGAGTTCTGGAATCCCCAGATAGACACGTCTCGTGAAGGCGTGTCCTAAACTTCTGCAACAAACTTCCACCAACAATTGGCTGGAAGAGGACCCGTAACGGATCCATTCCCGCCGGTAGAAAGGAAGGCATGGGGGGAACTTCGCATAAGCGCTTCTCCTCACCCAGACCCGAAAAGGAAGCGAGTGGATGGGCGGTGGCCCACTTGGCGAGCGGAATAA